AATTCATTTTCAATAAAATCATTGATGTATTTTACTTCTTTATTGCCGTCAACAGAAACTATTTGTTTTCTTAATCTCGTAGTAACTTCTTTTGTACGACCACCCATAGTCTTCTTCATTTTTGCGATCTCATTAGAAGCATCAGCCTCATCCTTATGGGTCATAAATTTATATTCTACTTTTCTTTTAGACTGAGGAAGCTCATACTCAAATACATTATTATTATCATATTGTTTCTCATCAATTTCCTTATGTTCAAATGATGTCAAATCATACTCACAATCCTTCTCAGTTTCGCCGCAATCAGGACATGTTGTATCAACACTGTATATCTTTCCATAACCAAAAACTCTAGCTGCTACCATAATAGCATTCTTATCACCTATCATAAGTTCATTTAATTGAACTTTAGATGCGATAAGAGACTTAAGCAACTCATCCAATACAACTCCCTTCTGTATTAAATTTTGTGAAGTGAGTATGTCCTCTTCCTTTGCAGTCATGTATTTTATCTCTATTGTTCCGCCACTGAGTACGTGTCCTTCTGGATACAATAAACCCTTACTAGGTAAATCCACTACTTCCGTAGGGAATCCCTGTTGTTTTTCAGCCATTATAACTCCTTATTGTTTTGTTCTAGTTACAACTGTTGTCTTTTCTCATCAAAAACAGAATGCCACAAATGTATTTGATGATGTTTGAAATTTTAGAATTGCAGTATTGCGTAATCGTATCTAAGTGTGCATGTCATTTCTACTGGATCGGACGTTGCCCAATCTAAATCACCAAAAGTAGCAGACTGAATATAGGCACCTACGAGTTGCCATTCTTCTATTATATCTCCTACTGGTCCCAGTAGATTAAATGTGATATTTTTCTTATAAAAATCTGAATATCCATCACGACCAGTTACTGATTCGTGAGATAATCGTACCCATTCCATAACAGCTTGTGCTGCTGAAGGTACAATTGGATCATACATAGTTATATCAATAGTTTGCCATTCCCCCTTACCTTTTATGTACCGCTTTACGTTTATGTGATCAAGCGTGACTTCTTCAAACTCAATGCTTGGTCGGCTAGCGGCCTTAATAGTGTAAGCTGGAATGCCCTCAATGTACATGATAAAGCGATTCTGAACCTTTGGTTCGAATTGCGTAAACATTACGTCATTAGGATCAATCAATTGTGGCATTCTAGTTCTCCTGTTACAATTTTATCGATAATAAATATCATTAAACAAGAAAAAATTACAGATAAAACGAAAAAGCCCAGAGATTTAGTCTGGGCTTCTAAGTATTTTTAGATTAGCTTATGCTGGAAAGCTTGCTCCTGTTGGTTGTACGACAAAGTCTAATACAATAAACTCAACCGAACGAGCAGGTTGCAGATAAATCTGACCAACCAACTGATTACGATCGATAACGTCCGCTGTATTATTTGTATCGTCCATTACAACTCTAAAAGCAGTCAAGCCTTGATTTGATTGTACTGAATCTAAATAAGGATTCACGATGTTTAAGAAGCGATTCCTCGTAGCAACTGTATTGTTTTCAAACAATAAGTAACGAGAAGAGCTAGCAATAAACTTCTTAATCCTAATAAGCATTCTACGTACATTAATACGATCAAGTGCTGATGGTTTTGCTTGTAATGTTTTTTGACCAAAAACCACAACTCCCTGTCCCGGGAATGATGCAATTGGATTAACACGTCCTTCATAGAGAATATCTCTTTCAGCGTGTGTTAATCTTGTTTTTGCTTCTAAAACATTAGATAAGCCACCACGATTAAGACCTGCAGGTGCAAACCATTCATGTGCAACTCTATCATTTTGAGCATACACACCTGGTATCACTACTGAAGGTGGAACCCAAGTTGGTAAATTAATACTATCATCAAGTACTTTTACCCATGGATAATAGGTTGCTGCATAATTTGTATCTGAAGTCTTAACTGCGTTAGTACATGCAGATATTCCATCACCCCATCCGGAGTTGTCAAATATGTAAAATGCATCGCCTCTACTCCTAACCATATCCATACCATGATTAATTGGATTAGGATGTAGTGTGTAAATCAAACCAGGTGTGGCGAGTAGATTAATATCAAACTCATCCTGATTACTTACAGCATTCATTGCCATCTTATATGCTTTCGATCCACTTGCTGTTGATGTTGAACAATCAAATCCTTGCTGATTAACAGCTGAAATATCTCCTGCCGTATTCTTTGTATTTGCTGGATTTGACCCATCAAAACCACCTTGAAATGGTATAGTAAACTTATGCTGAGAAACGTTAGATGTTCCTAATGCAAGTTGTGATGCACTAGTAGCAAACGTTGCAGATCCACCAAAATCAGCTGCCTTTGCATCAGCATGGCCAGACATATCATTCAAACTAAACGTTACGTTAGTGTATGATTTAGCTTCAGTATCTACTGGCGAAAGATAAGATCTATTATCAGCATTAGAAAAATTAAATCCATAAAATGCAGTGGTATCAAATTCTCCTGTATTGCCATTTTGTTGTGTTGATGTATAAGATGCCGGCTCACAATCAAAATTGTTCGCACCTTCCGATGCAGTTGCAAATGAACTAACAAGTTTGCCATGTCCAAATGGTACATTTGATTTTACACCACCAGTTTTAACATCTGGATGTGGTTCTACATAAATGATTTTTGACATATTTGGCCAATCACCATTGTATGTTAGCTTACCATCAGAATCAATAGATACCCATCTATCACCAATTTTGCGAGCAAAATAATTTGCTGAATTTGGATCTAAATTAAGATTATCCCATTGTTCTACGATTGTGTCGTCACTTTCCTTCCAAGTTTGTCTATCTATTTCTCTAACTTGTAATGAAAATGAGCCCCAATCAGATCCTGCTACATCAGATGCTTGCTTTACATTTGATATACCAACTTTATATTTTCTCTGTGTGTCACGCTCACCATGTGATCTCATATACACTTTAAAAAGATCTGCTGTTGCACCTTCAATTTTTTGAGATGTTACATACGGTGTAGCTGCATTTTGATAATCTTGACTTAAAGATATATTTTCAATAGACGCCGTTACGTGAGCTGACGATGAAGCGTGTGTTGTTGTTGCTGCTTTAAATGATTTATACAAATAGAATGGTGATTCCTTTCCATTTGCTTTTGTTACGAGTGGATTTCCGCTGAAAACGTTTTCAATATAATTCGCGTCTCCGCCATTAAATGAACACGATACAGAAAAGGCTCCCAATGTTACTTCGAATGCAGCCATTGATCCGCTAGCAAATGCTCCAGCAAATGATCCGGCGGGATCCGGGTCTGTTGCACTTGGTGCCAATACTGCATATGTACGATAATCAAGGGATGCGGATTGGTGTCCTGCTATATGCAATGCTGCGGTTGAATATCCGCCCAATCCTAATACTCTAACTATCGTTACAGTTCCGGCACTACGTAAGTACTCTCGTACTGTGAATGGGACATATAAATCTTGAGAAAGTTCCCCGAACATCTCCTTAAAAGCATTAAAATTGTTTACTACTGTCGGTACAAATGCAGGTCCTTTTTTAGTTGGTCCTATAATTGCAGCGCCAATTTCAGCAATGCCTTGTGGGAGGAACGAGAGATCCTTTTCACGAGTAAATACGCCCGGTGATACTATTCTCTCTGCCATTTGAGTTCTCCAGGTTATTTTTTAAAAAATTAATTCAATAATTCTAAAAATAAATATACACTAAAGATATGAAAAGTTAAAAAGAAACAAAAGTTAATCTGAATAAATTAAATTACGCATCTTTCGCAGAGGTTTCAGCTTCTGCGGATGGTGCAGGTGTAAAAACTCCAGTTGCAGGATCTAGTTGACCAACACCATACTTTTCATTAAAGCTTTGAGCAAGTGTTTGTTCATTACCCTGAAGTGTTTCTAATTCAGTCAATAAAGTATCCTCGAGATCATTTAATGCCTCTCCTTGTTTTTCATACGAAACTTGCTGCATCTTTAAATTTCCCATTCTCATCTGGATATTTTGATATGATGTTTGAACATCAGCTAATTGTTGCATTTCTTCATCAGTGAATTTGACTTCTTTATTATCAGCCATTATTAAACTCCTATTTAATTGTTATGTTGTTAAAACAGTTGTAAAACATTCTATATTATATATATTAAAAAAAGTTAAAAAGGAATTTTTATTTAAAATAATTAAAATTAATTATCAGTCTATATTCCTCATCAGAACAAGAAGTTCCTCTGTGTATCATATTCGCTGGAAAAGAAGCGAATCTATTACCTACGCTCTCAACAATTGTACCATCTTCAAATTCTGTATAACCGTTATTTGAATTTACATAATAAACTGCTGTAGTCCATTGTTTCTTTCGTTTATCTGATAATATTGCTCCTATATCAGTATGATAATTGTTCTTGTCTACTTTATGTGTTCTATATTGTAAATTTGCTTTTATTCTCCAAACAACAAATGGACGAATAATACTTAGTATTGGGTGAACAATGGCAATAGTATCTCTGTCTAGTAAAGCGTCTGGTTCAAAATAAAATGTATGAACCATTTGATTCTTGTTTTTTGGTTGTGGCTTATTTAAGTTTTCATAATGTACAGACTCATAATCAATAGATGATATTTGCCATTTGTTTATTTTTATTATACTTTTTCCAAGTTGTTCATGAATATCAGGCTCTAAAAAATTATCTAATATTTCTACCATATAATATGCTCATTATTATATGTTTGTCCCAAAGGATTAAATTCATATGCACCAATAACACCACTTTCTATAAATTTTTTAATTTTAAGTAATGGCCTAGTTAAGCTCAAATATCCAATATTAATAGAAACACGATGCTTATTAGAATGTTTGGGTGGATTAGGCTTATGACACATCCATCCCGGCTGCAATAGCATCATACCTTTTTCTACTTCAATTTCATGCTCAATATTAAATTCATCTTTAATTGAAAAAGTAGCTGTTTTGTCAGGAACTGAAGGATAATAAACCATGTTGATTGTGTTTGCTCTTACATGATTATGCCACTCACAATAATTCTGATTTTTTGTAGAAACATGTGCCCATACGTAAGAACCGAATTGTGGAACACCTCCAACAATAGTATCACTCATATTTGGAGTTTTATTTACTTTATTATTAGTTGCACTATCAAGATTATCAAACCAAGATTCTGCTAACTTAAAAAATAAATTAGTTAATTTTTTTGTAACATCTGATTCAGGCAATGGAACTTGTCTTCTACAAAAATTATAATCAAAGTTCTGTATCGCACTTTCAACTAGCAAATTATTTTCTTCATTAGAAAATTCTGTAACTTTATATTTTAAAACAAATGGGTTTCCTTTAATGATAAATTGCAGACTTTACTCCGGGATTTCTTGTGATGAAGTGATAGCTGATCCGGATATATCATATTGTGGCGTCCATTCTGCACCACCCAAAACTGTCATTATTTCTGAATAGCTAAATGAGCCTGTGGGGCCTGATGCAGTTACAATCATACTACAAGTATGATATAACGCAACTTCTGTACACGCACATGATGATGATACTCTAGAACCTAATGCTGATAAACTTGTCGGCATTGAAGATCCTTTCCATTTTAAAAATGTAAGTAATCCGGTTCTATTAGTTCTGTACTTGATATTTTCACCAATGATATCTGAAGATTTTGTATCTAAGCTTCCCGTATCATTAGTGCTAAATATAGTCCAATTTCTATTTGAATAATCTGACATCTTAATCCCCTTACGTGGCTACAAACCTATCGTATCCTGCTTCATAATTTTGTTTAATTTCTGCATCTGATATCTCTCTATCATAACAGTATATTGGGCCTATATCACCTTGCCAAAATTTTTGTTCTGTTCCAGAGTTATATCCATTATACCACCATGCTGATCCAATATGTAAATATTGTGCATTTGATGGGGAATTGGTTGTAGCGCTAGTATTTGTTCCCACAGACCAATCATAATCTATATTGAGTTTAAAGTTACTGTTTGCTGTAACGCGTGCACACCAAAAATGCCATTTACTATCAGCTACATTTGCACAGCTAATAGTCTGATTATAAGTATTATAATTATTTGAAGTACTACTAGAATATAATTGTACTTTTAATGTCGCAAGACTGCCAAACATTCCCATATAAATCCCACAGGTGGGCGTATAACTGCTATATTGATAGTGTTTGCTTCTATTCATCAATATCCTATCTCCAGTACCAGTAGCTCTAGCCCAGGCACACCAAGTAAACGGCCAGCTTAATTTCATATAACTTCCATCATATACTTGATCATTTGATCCGTCAAGTGTTAAGTACCCTTTTAATTTTTGATGATCTGCCTCAGCACCATAAGCTGTCATATTTTGTTTTGCCCAATCACGATCTATACAGTCTGTACCAGATCCTTGCGCTGTACATACTTCATTTGGAAGATGATTATAAACGGTCTCAGAACCTGATGGGTAAGACACATCTGAAATTGGGTCATAAACATGGGACAGACCATCAGTTACGATTGGTTTCATTCCTACTCTTACACTCATATTTTAAGCTCCTTATTATAATAAATATAACCGTACAAAACTTTTAATTTATGTATCATATGATAAATATCATTTAGATTGTTGAAAATATATATTATTTTTAATTAATATGAACCGCTAACTTCATTTGCAATCCAAAATACCTTACAATTAGGACAAAATGATCCCGTCACAAAATCACCTTTCTCATCATCGTATTCTTCATGAGTTGAAGTAACTTTTAATAGTGAACCAGACTGTGGTCCGCTTGTACTTATAATTCTATAATCTGTCTCTGTACAGATATACATCGATTCAGATACTTGTGTTGTGCCATCACAACTTCCACTATGTATTAAACTCATATTTTTATCCTGTGACGTAAATGCCTAAATACATTGCGTTAATATTGCTACCGTATCCGTACATTCTTAACTTAATTGTATTTGTTGTAAATGTGAATTCTGGTGATCTTAAATAAACATCCTTACTATATGATCCACTGCTTCCCTCATGATAAATATGATAATCTAAAGAAACACCGGTGGATGATGAACCTGTACCACCTGTATCCCTATGCCACTTTCCTGTTGGGCTGGACCCAGGTGCTACAGTTGCCCAAGATGCAGCATGATTATATGCTTGATTAGTAGTCCTATATGTCGTCTTCCACTGTCCGTATCCCCAAGTTCCGCCACTACTCTGACCAACCTTAACCCAGCCGGCATCATCAAAATCTACCTGATATAATTGTGGATCCTGTCTATAACCATTTCCGGTCTCATAACGTAAAAATACATGACCTGTGTTGCCATTCGTTAAAGATGCATCTGCATAATCTGAACTTGATAAATCAATTGTATACTCTTTCTGTGATGTACCTTGATTACCTTGCCAAAGTCTACTTGTGCTTGCACCCTGTACATTTCCATATTCACCAATATCTACAACGCTTGCACCCTCAGCTTCTGTAATAGCAAATGATGCTCCCTCACTACTATGACTAGAACAATACCACCAGAGTGTTTGATTATTGGAATAAGCCGGAAGTGTTGTTGTCAATGTAGCTCCTGCTTGACCAGGAGTTCCAGATGATGTTACATTTGCATAGTTTGTTGATTCATCATTTGCAGTTGCTAAAGTAAATAGATGCCCTGAGTTTGATGAATCTGATAAATCAAAGATTAATTGTGTAGCTTCTGTTACATTAAAAGAAGAAGTAGAACCATCTATTTTTAATAGATCATCTGCATAAGTTACAATTTTAGTTGATGACGGCATTGTATATTGTCTAGACGTAGGAAATATGCCTGATATTGTTGCTTTTTGTGTCTTTCCTATCTTATCAACCAATCCAATTGGTGTATTTATTATTTTACTTATCTCTGGCATATTTTACCTTTATGATATTGTAACAGAAGTATTATCCGGATCAAAATAAAGTAAAATATCATCATCTGTTGTATCAATACAATAACCTACAGCTCTAACAACATCACCTGACGTTGTCGGTGATGTAAAATCAAACTGACCAGCAGTAGTACTAACATAAACAGGGAATCCTGATTCACTCGTGCCATTTAATTCAGAATTAGCAACCCTTACCATACCTCTTATCATCATACCTACAGTGGCAGCAGTACCTGTATCATTAGCAACTCCTAATAAATTACCTGCAGTAGTAGCTTCTGTAGTTATTGCTTGAACCCACGTTTTATTAGATCCTGATAAAACATAACATTCAGATTTTGTTACACTTCCCGCTCCAAAATATATTATCTCTCCCCTTGATTCACCATCGAAATAATCATTTTCATAATTATCCAAATCCGGGTGAGATACGGAAAAGTTTTTTATACCACCAGTTTTACCATAATTCGATAAATCGACTGTGCCGTCAGCCATAACCTTAAATACATCAATACCCACAACATTAGTCACTGAAAATAGTGCATCTATTGAAGACGTGTATGCTGTATTTGTTCTATACGATCCTTCCCTATCTTCTATTGATAACATTGGTACCCTATCAGATGTAACTTCAAATAATGATCCGCTACCAAGTACAGTTAATGTTGAAATATCTTTTGTACCCGTTGCCCATGGGCCAGGATAATTTTTAGCAGATGAAATACTTCCACTTATTCTAGCTATACCATTTCTATCTAAAATAGGATTGTTATATGTGCCAAGTCTAATTGTATTATCTTCAAAAGCTTCAACTACAGGAAATCCAACACCATTAGACACACTAAATATACTCGGTATATCATATGTATGACTTGTGTATGCTCTATGAATACGTCCTGTATTTGGTTCTGCTGTAGAAATTATTGGTCCTGATGATCCGACAGTATTAGTAATATTAGATCCACTACTGTAAACTGATAGCGCTGGTATTGTCTTACTTCCTAAAGTCCAATGTGGCTCATTAAGTTTTTCCGCTTCCTGCGCAGATGCACTAAGTATCATATGTCCTTCACGGGACATTTTTAAAGATTTTAAATTATATCTAAGTGTCTTATCCTCATAAATTTCAAGTGCTTGATAGCCTACCAAATCACCAATACTAAAATATGATTCACTATCTGACCAACTTCTATTTGCTCTTGAGCTTGCTAATGTATCTCTACTATATATATGTGGCCCAGATAATCCCTTAATATTGAAGACATTAGATCCGCTTCCGTAAACAGATAAAGCCGGTGGGGATAATGTACCTAAATTCCAGTGTTGTTGATGTATTTTTTGTTCTAGCGCGCTACCACTAATTCTTACATTACCATCCTTTGTAAGAAAAGGATCAATATAAGTTCCAATTCTCATTGAATCATCATCATAAGTTTCTAATTGTGTGATACCTGTATTGTTTGAAATTTGGAATAAAATTCTCTCACTTGTACGATGAGAATTTGATGTATTTTCAAATGTACTAAATACTGGTCCTGATTCTGCTACAATATCAGTGACACTGGAACCACTTCCAAAAACTGATAATGTTGGCAAGTATGATGTACCGAGGTTCCATTTGCCTCTATGTAATTTTTGTTCTGTGGTACTTCCACTAATTCTCATTACTCCTGATCTTTGTAAAAGAGGATAATGATAATGTCCCATAAAAAATGTTTGATCAGTATAAGCCTCAAAAGAAGGAAATCCTATAAAGTCCCCCATTCTAAATAATAGACCTGCAGAAGTAGAAACATCATCTTTATATGACATATAATCTGTGCTACCCGCATATGCACCTAAACCATGATCAACATTTTGTGCAGTATTGACTACTGAAAGTAGTGCTCCTTGTGATCCTATAGCAGAAGCAGTAGCAGCAGATGAGCCGCTTAAATTTAATGGATACAAATCAAGCAATGCTACGTTAGAATTATCTACATCATCCCAATCAAATGATACAGTATTTACCATTGCTCTTAAAGCAATAGTAGTAGCTGTCCAGGCGTCACTCTGACCTCCACCAAAAGCGCCCGGATCGACTGCTCCCGGTGTACGAGTACTATCAAAATCACATGCCATCATCGCCGTAGAATTTGCATTTCCACCATAATCATAAACAATATCATCAAAGCCGGAAGGAACTGTTGGCACAAACTGATCATATCTCATTCCACCAAATGCAACAATTGCAGAACCACTTGTAACTGTCGTAATTGCAGGAGGATTTGGCATTCCCGAACTTGCCTGTGTATCTGTAGCACTAGCATCAAGAGGTGTAGTTGTATCAACACCTCGAAATGCCATTGATACTACACTCATATAGTCTGCACCAGGGCCGCCCATAGTTACAGTAGTATCAGGAGTTGAACCCATCTTTTTATAATATACAATAGTAGTATTGGCACCCCAATAATTACGATTAGAAATAAGTGTCCATCCTGAGGGTGGTGCAGATCCCCCATATGAAGAATGATATGTACTATATCCTACAATGACAATATCATTTTCTAGTAAACCACTTGGCAAGGAATGTGTTGCGCCACTTTCATCACTATTAGTTCCAACGAGAGTAATTTCCGCAGTAACTTGTTCTGTAACTGTAAATAATGGGACTGTTCCTGATAAAAAATTGCTACTTTGCCAAGAACCGCTGATACCAGCAGAAGTAAAGGGACTTGATGCTGCTCCTGCAGAACCTGCTTCCCACAAACCTGAAGTTGCATTCCACATTAATAAATCTTGATCAGATGGTACGTCTTGTCCTATCTTTGTAACATTTCCAGAAGCATCAAATGTAAAAGCTGCTGTTCCACCAGCTTCTTTTAGTGAGCCACCATCGTCAAGCGTAATATCACCAGTTACTTTAGTATCACCAGTAACAGTTAATGTACTTCCATCAAATGTTAAATTAGCCTCTGCATTTGCATTTGAGCCATCACCAGTTACAACCCTATTATTAGAATTATTAGATATAGTTACACCACCACCAGCAGCCTTCCACGCTATTCCAGCTGCAGCAGTTGAATCAGCAGTAAGCACATAATCATTAGAACCAACTGCTAGTCTAGTTTGTGAAGTAGTATACGATTCTATATCACCCTTAGTAGTTAGATTACCACCTCCTCCGCCGCCACCGCCGCCGGATCCAAATCCTGCAGCTGCAACTGATGCTGAAATATTTGCGTAATGTCCAAATGAAGCAGTTGAATACTGTGAACCTGAAATTACAGTCCTACTAGCTGCATTTGTATAAACTTCTAATGGATCTGCATACTGACCAATTGTAACTTTATTATCAGAAAATGCCTCTATTACAGGCAGACCTGATAAAAGATTTGCACTAAAAATACTGCCGGACATGATGTCAGTGACAGAAAATAATGTACCATTTGTACCTTCTATTTTAAATACTTCTGATCCGGAACCATAAACAGCTAATGATGCTGTTAAATTACCGCCACTTCCACTGATTATCATTGATCCTGTTACTTGAACATTTGGTGATAACTGTGGTGTAAAAGAAGCAGTAATAAAATTTGTTCCGCTGTACCAGTCTGTGTCAGAACCACCACCTCCACCACCTTGAGATGCTTCCCAATTTGGTACATTACCATTCATTGTTAGTACATGATTATCTGTGCCCCTAGCAAGTCGAACAAGCGCACCTAGCCCATTACGATAGTAAATGTCACCCTCTGCGTCACTACCAAAATTAATTAAAGGACTTGTTAATGTTTTATTTGTAAGTGTTTGTGTATCTGCTAATTGTACAATATTACTATTTGTAATAGATGAAATTTTAGTTGCAGTAGCTGCATTTCCTGTTAATGGGCCAACAAAATTAGTAGCTGTTATATTACCTGATCCACCATCAATAGTAACTTCACCACTACTACCAGGCGCACCTATCTTCATACTATCTGCGCTATAACCATGACCAAATGAACCTGTTGAAGTTGATGAACCACTTATGGTTGTTGCGGTTCCATCATTCCATGATGTGTCATCAGACCCAACTACAGAACCACCGGACATTACCACACCAAATGATGCAGTTGAGTATTGTGAACCACTTGCAAATTCTGTTTCTATATGACCTGCTACTGTTAAATCGGATGATACGTGAAAATCACCATCATGTCTTATCGTACCTGCAGTTGAAATCTCATCATACGTTAATGCATACTGATACTCTTTATCATTTTGATTACCTGCAATATACAAATTTTTCTGATCTGGTGAGACATATAATCCTTGACAATCTGTATCTTTTGCAAGAATAGGAAGATCTTTTATATATTGTGCACTACTTATTTCCCATGCATTTCCTAACTCATATAAGGAAACCATATTTGAACGACCCATAATATACATAACTGTTCCTGCACCATTAAATGCAATATCTGCTGGATTTGCATCTGCAGGACCGTGTGAACCACCATCACTAGTAAATAATAATGTTCTTCCACTTACACCACTTATAGTACCAATATCCCAGCTGCCAGACATATTATATTGAACGATATTTTTCCCCACATCATTAACAGCCACATACATCCGTGTGCCACCTTTACCGAACCAAAAACCACCGTCTGCTCCGTCACTTGGTAATCCTTCTAGCGTATATTGTTTTACATTGCTTGGTGCTGTATGTAATATGTCCCATGGTTTAGTTAAAGATAATTGTTCTACTATTTTTGAAGAATTATGAGTAGAAAATGCAAACATTGTTAAGCCATCATCACTAAATGCAACATAAGAAGAATAACTAGTACCAGCAAGATTACTTACTTCACCTTGTCTAGTTCCTGTAGATATATCCCAAGGGGTGGATAATGACCACTGTTCTGGCTCATTACTTAAATCAGTCAGGTACATACGTCTACCATCAGGGCTGAAAAAGATTCCCCTGTTATTTTGTAGATTTGATGGTGTTGCAGATCCTACAGAAATTTCTCTAACAAAACTTGCTGACATATCTGAAATATTATTAGAATAAATGGACGATAATTTTGCGCCACCACCGTCTAATTTCAAAGAACTTGATGAAATTAAAACCTCTGAGTTTGGCTTAATGTCAATTTTTCCATCAAAGCTGCTATCACCTACTGATTGGAATGTGCCATAAAATCTATTAACGCCAGCATGATAAGTCTCTGGTGCTAAAGATCCTGAAAGATTTGTTACCCATTGATCAACAGTATTTCCAGCATCGCCGGCGATATACAAATTCTTACCATCATGGGAAACATATAAACCATTTGGATCAGTATCTTGACCAGACACATCTATAGTATGATGTGCTGTAGCTGTTGATATATCCCAATTAGTTGTTAAATTATAAACATTGACTTCATCACCAGAAGAGCCAACAATATAAAATTGATCACCTGAAGGCTTAAATCTTATTCCCTCTACATTTGCCTCTTGAGAACTGATACTAAAATTTTGTAAATATGCAGCAGTCGTAATGTCGTATGGTGTGGATAATTTATATTGACTAACGTCGTCACCTGATTTTCCTACAATGTAAATATTTGTGCCATCTGGTGATATATCTATGCCAGTAGCATCTGTTTCTTGTGTAGCAATACTAAAAGTACCAGCTGCAGTATATTCTGTTCCGTAACCTTGTGTACCTTTATCAAATACCCACGGTTGAGTTAATTTTATCCAAATGATTGTATCATACTGTGCTCCAACTGAATACATATTCATTCCATCAGAAGAAAATGTAAATCCATTTGGATACTCATACGGCGAACCTGCGTTGGAACCAAATGGCAGAACAGAATTATACATTACAGCACTGCCTATATCCCAAGATCCAGATAAGTAATATGAATTAAGATCCCAGCCTGAACTAAGACCAAACATACGTTTTCCATCTGGGCTAAAATAAACGTCTCTAAAGTTTTGGAGATTTCCCTCACCCTGAACATTAAAATTCTTTGAGTAAGTGAAACCTGAAAGATTTATGAAACTAGATACACTCGCTGCATCTATATTCCCCTTATCAACGTGTAAAGGAGATGTCGGTAATGTAGTATTTATGCCTAATTTTGTACCATCAAATACTAAATTAGCTTCAGCATCCAATTCTGTCGTTGTAGCACCTACAGTTACCAATTCATTAACAGTTGCATTGTTTAATGCTGATATTGCACCGCTCCCACCACTAGCAGCATCCCAAACAGCTTTTGATCCATCCCATTTTAGAAACTGACCTGAGCTTGGTGAGTCTTGACCTATTTTTGTAACATGACCAGAAGCATCAAATGTAAAAGCAGCAGTACCACCAGCTTCTTTTAGAGAACCACCGTCATCAATTATTATATCACCGCCTACTGTTAAATTACCCTGTAATAATGTTGCGCCGGCATCAGTTACTTCAAAAACAGATGTTAATGAACCACCATTATATTGTGTCATAAATACATGACTTGCACCAGCTACATCATTTCTATAATATATATTACCAACAGTATTATTTAAATAAGAATGAGAACCATTATGATATAAAGAGAAATCATCCCCAGTACCAAAATAAATTTGTTTATTATCTATAACATAAATAGGACCAGCAATTTCAGCACTGCCTGCTATATTTACTCTTCCAAATGAACCAGTTGAAGAGAATGAGCCGCTCAGATGACCATGCAATACATGCTTATCATCGGCACTATTACCTAATTGAAAATTATCGGAAGCCGATATATGTGTTGATGCTACTATTGGCATAGAAACATTTCCTCTATCAGTTTACTATAAATAGACTGAAAGATCGTTTTTATAAAACCCGTTTTAACTAAAGATCTTCTTATACCAGGGCCTACTATCGACCTCTTCAAGCTTAAATCTATAAGTCTTTCCATTTCTGTGATTTAGTAAATACAGATCTTCTTCACCCTCTTGAATGGTATAATCACCGTATGTGCCATCCACTTCATTCCCACCTCGGGACTTATTACTCATCATTAAGTCACCAACGTACAGATTAGCAAATCTGTAAGATGCTGATCCAAGATCATAAGCATTATCTGCATCAGGTAATATTGTCCCAGCTGTAACACCGCCTCCTGCTGTGTAAATATGTCCAAAGGAACCAGTTGAAACTGCTGAACCACTTACGTTACCAGAAATGACTTTTAAACCTGCGGAACCATGTATCTCTACACCCCCAGCTGTATTTGTTTGAGCTAATACTTGATTGTTGGCATTAAATGTTAATCCAGATTCACCTGTAACTGAATCAGCACCTGTTGCAGTAAGAATATAATTATTAGTCATTCCTGCAGCTGAAGCAATAGCAGCAGATGAGAGTCCGGTTATTTCGCTTCCATCACCAATTAATTTTGCAAATGAACCAGTTGAAGTTGCTGAACCAGAAACTTTTGAAAGTAAATTTCCCTGAAGTGAACCATTAATTGTATGTATTCCAGGATCACCTGAATTACCAATTGTAGCATTACTTGTTACATTAATAGTTGTAAATGTAGCTGCTGCTGCAGTTGTGCCACCAATAGTGACTCCATTCATAGTATTTTCTACTCCACCCAATCCTAAGATTGAATTTACTGTACCCACATTTAAAGTAGATAGGGTACCAAATGAAGTTATATTTGGTTGTGCTGCAGTTTCTATTTCCCCAATTAAACTGCTTGCACTTACCATAGTAAATGAAGCTGTTGAATTAGCTGAACCAGAAACAAGAGTAAGACTACTTCCTGAAATTGATGGTACATCTATATTACCACTTCCAGTTATCATACCATCTACAGTTAATAAATTACCATCAAATTGTAAAGCAGATTCACCTACAGCAACACCTGAGCCTCCTGAAGTAAGAACATAATTATCCGTCTCTCCAAAAACCTGAGAAATAGCAGCAGATGTAAGTCCAGTTATTCCACTTCCATCACCAACTAATTTTGTTGCCTCTACTCTTCCAAATGAACCAGTTGAAGTTGCTGAGCCACTTATTTTTCCATTAGCTCCTTCTGCAATTCTCGCATTTAATCCATCAGGCGTAACTGCTCTTATAGTATCTGTACCAGTTATTGTTTCAGCACTTGTTGCTAATTCAACAATACCCTGTGTAGTAGTATCTGCTTCAGCAGCTGCAATTGTAATTGTATTAACAGCTCCTGAAGTGGATATTCCATTTCCACCTGCAACTACTAGTGATTCACCATCTGTAATTTTTAAACCAGTTTCTGCGCCATCAGTTGTAAAATCTAAATCTGCATAACTACTAATTCCTGTTAGAGCAGATCCATCACCTTTTAATAAACCAAACGAACCTGTTGAAGTTGATGAGCCACTTATTTTTCCATTAGCTGCAGTACTTACAATATTTCCTGTTGAAGTTAAACCTGTAGCTTCTACAGTAGAAAATAATGCAGCTGCTCTATTAGTTATAGATCCAATGGATACTCCGGTCATTGTTTGTGTTGTAGAATCTAACACAAGAGGGGTAGAGTTACCCACCCTGACTTCAATTCCTTGATCAAATTCAGTTTTTTGATTCAAAGTACCAAGTGAAGTTATATTTGGTTGTGCTGCAGTTTCTATTTCCCCAACAAATCTGCTTGCACTCACCATAGTAAATGAAGCTGTTGAATTAGCTGAACCAGAAATAAGAGTAAAATTACTTCCTGAAATTGATGGTACATCTATATTACCACTTCCAGTTATCATACCATCTACAGTTAATAAATTGCCATTAAATTGTAAAGAAGCTTCACCTGTAACTGAATCATCACCTGTTGCAGTAAGAACATAATTATTAGTCATTCCTGAAGTTGAATAAATAGCAGGAGTTGGGAGTCCGGTTATTTCGCTTCCATCACCCATCAATAAACCAAATGATCCTGTTGAAGTTGCTGAGCCACTAATATTTCCTGTTGCTGTAATATGTTGAGTTGAAATAGTTCCTGAATTAGAAATTGAGGTCGCTTCAATTCCACCTAATTGACCATTTAAAGATATTTCACCACTACCACCTGGAGCTATTGTTAATTGATTTCCATCGAATGTAAGATTAGATTCACCTGTAACTGAATCATCACCTGTTGCAGTAAGAATATAATTATTAGTCATTCCTGCAGCTGAAGCAATAGCAGCAGATGAGAGTCCGGTTATTCCGCTTCCATCACCAACTAATTTTGTTGCCTTTACCATTCCAAAAGAACCAGTTGAATTATATGAACTGCTTACATTACCACCAGCAATTACTCCTCCATCAATTGAAAAATTATTACCATCAAATGTCATTGCACCATCTGAAGCTATTGTTCTGGCAGCTGAAAAATATGCAAGTTGGTTAGCACCACCAGAGCCATCTATTATTTCAAATTGACCACTGCTGCCCCAAACTTTTGGATCAATTTCGTCTGTAAATAATAAACCAGAACCAGATCGTACAACAACAGAATTAACTGCATCAGTTGCTGGCATATTTACTGCATCAATATTTTCTGCGTTAATAGTTAATGTATCACCTGATGCATCTCCTATTGTGGTGTTACCAGTTGAAGATAAAGTTGTAAATGCACCAGCTGCTGCTATATTTCCGCCTATACTTACATTATCTATAGTTCCCTGGGATGAACCATCTATGCTAATTTG